GGCAGGACCGGTTGGATTACCAGTTGAAGAGAGCAGAGGGGCGTCAGCGTCGGGATGACGGGGATTCTCCGTCTTATAGCGGTGGCAGTTCGGGTACGACACGGGATGCACGCCGTGGCTAGGCTTATCCTAGGATAATCGGGACAACCGGGGCTTTACAGTGATGCTTTACCTATCCAGAAGACAGTGGGGTGCGCAGCCGCCGAAGGGTGGCGCGTTCACCCGGTTGAATGGTCGTCGGGTGACGGGTGTTATCTTTCACCATTCCGGTGTGGAACGGCCCCCGCGTGGTGCGAAGGCTGTTCGCGCATATGAACGTCACCATTTGTCCAAGGGGTGGGATGGCATCGCATACAATTGGCTTGTGGATGAAACGGGGACGATCTTTGAAGGACGAGGATGGGACGCACGTGGTGGGGCCACCAAGGGATGGAATGCGAAGTCCATCTCCGTCTGCTACACCGGTTACGGGTATCGAGAGCCTAATGGCAATGTTCTTAAGTCGTTCAAGACGTTAGTGGATGAGGCGGAGGCCCGTTTCAGGAAGCCTCTGTGGGTTACCACGCATCGCCGTAAGGGGCAGACGACGTGTCCCGGTGACTGGTTGGGGGATTGGGTTGAGGGGGGCATGGAGGAGCCTGTGAACCCGTCTGATGTGGACTGGGCTGCTATAGTCCGGTACATCAAGGATTTGCATGTTCAGGTGGGTCGGAAGCCTCTCAGGCGTAGGGCGTGTGGCTTGGAGGTTCGGGTGGTTCAGGCTCATTTGAATCATCGGGGGTTTGATGCCGGGGTGGTTGATGGGATCTTTGGCCGTCGCACTAAGGCGGCGGTGGAAAAGTTTCAGGAGTCGCAGGGGTTTCTGAAGGTGAATGGGGTGGTGGACGGTGACACGTTCGGTGCCTTGTTCTTACAGTGAGGAAGGATTATGCCAAAGGGTAGAGGGTACACGACGTTTGAGGACACGTTCGGGTCGCAGAATGATCAGCCGTATGATTCCACGTCTTCGTTCAACATGTGGGACATGTCGCAGATGGCTAGGAAGGCTGCATCGTATTTGCGGAACACCAAGTTGGGGAATGCCGCTCATGGTGGCCGTCCCTTCGGAAAGTAGGCGTCATGCATCGTGATGGTAAGAAGCCACGGCTTGTGAGTGCCCGTCGGGTGTTGGTCACCAAGGCGGAGCGTGGGAGTACGTTCCGACCTCCGGCTGGACAGTCGAAGGCTGGGGCGCGCAAGGAGTTGTTCGGCTGATGGTGGGCAAGAAGAGGCCGCGCCGTCCAAGGTACTGATCGTGCCGTTGAAACGCGGCAAGAGTCAAACTGCGATAGCGCGAAACATTGGTACTCTGGTAAGTGAGGGGTATCCTCGTGATCAGGCTATTGCGATAGCGCATGACCATGCGCGTAGGTCTAACAAGGGGAAGAAGAAGTGAGCAACATGTTGGAACGGGCAGCGTGGACGTTTGCCCAAGCGTTTCTGGCGGTGTTCGTGGTGTCCGATTTGGCTTCGACCAAGACGGCGATGGTGGCTGGTGTTGCTGCCGCCCTCAGTGTTGTCAAAACGTACGCTCAGGATCGTGTTACGGGCTAGTAATGGACGAGGCCGACATTGACATCAAGTGGCTGGAGTTTCTGAATGTCCAAGGGGATGCCATCCAGCAGGAGGTGTATGAGTCCTTACAGGACAGCGCCCACGTATTCGATGTCATGGACGGAACCCATGCGAAGTGGGCCAACGATGGGATCATGGGTTTGCTTCTCGTGTTCAGCGAAGACGAGGCTGAAACCCTGTTGGCCTGCTTCCATGCCGGGGTGGAGGGGGTGGAGGAAGCCACCTATGCGTGGGGTGTTTGGATCACCTCTTTGATGGGGATGATACGCCAGTGTTTGAAGGCGGCACCGGACAGCAACTAGTCTGTCAACCATTTGCGAATGCTGGGCTGTTCTACCAGTTCGGCGATGAGGTGTCGGCGGATCCTGTCTCGTCTGCGGGCGAGTGTCGTCTTGGGGATTCCAAGTATGGCTCCTGTCTTTCGCAGGGACAGGCCCGCTATGAATAGTTGTTCTACTATGTACCGGTCTTCGGGGGGTAGGGCGTCTACTGCTGCTCCGAGTGCGTCCTTCAACGCTGCGGTTCTGGTGAGGGGAACGAGTTGGTAGCCGGTGGAACCGGGTGGTTCCTGCATCAGCATTTCCAGTTCGCTGAGGGGCCGGTGGGTTCCGAGTGATCGCGGCCTGTTTTTGCGTATCCCGGACCAGCGGTAGTCGTCTAGCGGGTCGTACGGGTATTCTTTGCGTTTAGACATTCTGCTTCCAAGCGGTCCCTAGTTTTTCGGATTGCTTGGTTGCAGTGGTTGACCGGTGTCAACCTTTCCAGTCTATCACCGACTTGAGATGTTCCTCTGCTATGACCCGGGTTCCTTCCGGGTCGTACCCGGAGGGTTCACCTATCTTCCATGCCCGGTCGTGGTTGATCCAGCCGAGCATTTCAACGGCCCGAAACTCTGGGGCGACAGGGCGTACCACGAACAGGATCAGTTTGTTTCCTAGTTGCCGTTTGCGCACGGCAGCGTTGGTGCTGGTGCGTACCCGGCGTACCTCAATGTTGGTGCCCACGTCGGGCAGGTGCTTGTACGTGGTGTGGTCGCTCTTGTGCCAGACGTGCCCCGACCAGTACTGGTTGGTGGCTTTGGCTACGGCGAGTTCTCCGACACATGCGGCGACCTGTGCGGTGCGGTCGTCCTCCATCCGCTTCTTGTCGTAGTGGGGTGCGTCACGCTTGCCCCAGTTCTCAATGAAGCGGCGGGCACCGACGTGGGATGCCCATTCGTATTCCCATGCGTCCAGTTCAATCAGTATCAATGCGGTCTACCTTTACTGCGCTGATGCGCACGATCTGCCCGTCGTCTACCCACGCCACCCCGTTGAGGGCGTCGCACGTCAACTTGAGATAGTTGTCAAGGTCGCCTCGCAGGCTCTTGGCACTGTGGGGGGATTCGCACACGGTCAGGATCGTCTCGTCTGGCGTGTACGCAACATGGATTTCGACTGGTCCCTCAAACTTGGGTCCCTTGACACGTCGCCATGCGGCACTGATCTCCTTCTCCTCGTCCAAGGTGCCCTTGGGGGTGAACACCTGACCCTTCTTGTTGTGACGGGGGCGTGCCTTGACCTTGGGTCGGCGCTCTATCCGAACAAAGAAACTTTTCATCCGGCACCCTCTGCTGCTGGGATCATCACTCATTCCTCCACGCTTCCCGATGTGCCGACTCCAACACACCCTCCAACCTTTCCTTGCCATCCGGACGCTTGGCGTACTTGCCGCCCCAGTCTTCATCGGCGCTCTTCAACTCGTTGATTATATCACCGTCCCCGTACGACTGGCGGATCATAGCGCAGGCCAGACTGAACAGGGTCATCGACCGGTCACCGTGGGGTTTGTCCGGTGTCTGCCGTGGCCCGGTACGTCGGATGGCTTCTGCCATGCCGGTGAGCCTGCGCCCCGTGTAACTGTACGACGTGCGCCTGACCGGGGCTGGTTCGTTGCGCCTGTACAGGTCGTGGGCCTGCTCCCAGTTCTCCGGGGTGATCCTCGTTTCAAGAGCCTCAGCCACGAAGTCGGCAACGGTGATACTGGAATGGCCGTCCACCATCTCGTTGCGGGTGGGTTGCCGGTCAACTGGGTATGGCAGGCGCATACCGTTCCCGATCTTGCGCCCGACCAGCGTCACCTGCTTCGGGTTGACCTCCTTGGTGGGGGCGTCCACGATGTCGCACACCCCGATGAGTCCTTCGCGTGCCACGCGTGCCGCCACAGGTTCGGTAAAGAACACCCACAGGTGGTAGCCCTTGGAGCGGGAGCGTTCCACCCAGCCGGTGATGCCTAGTTGTGTGAGGACTTGGTGGACGTTCTGGGCGTGGATGTGGGAGGTGTCCTCCCCTTCATCCCAGTCGACGCACCCCCACCACACCACGAACGCCTGAGGCACCCCTGAGGGGTCCTGTAAGGCGATCAGGGGGTAAACCCCGACTCCATCCCCATCGGAGGTCAGGTGGGCCTGTATGGCCCTCTGGAACGCCTCTCCGGAGGCGTCATAGTGGGAGCCGTCGGGGCGTTCCATGGGGAAGAAGCCGCCGTCGGGGTGAGACTTCGCCATGCTGCCCCCTTGAAAGAGGGAAGCGAACCCTTCTGCGACCTCTAAACCGGTCATCGTTCCGGCGTCTCCGGTATCAGTTCCTCATGGTAGGGGTGTACGTGGCCTGCCACCGGATCCAAATAGTATGTCTGGTCCAACAGTCGCGCCGTGCGCTTGTTCTTGCACAGGTTCATGTTGACACTGTGGGCGTGGTACTCCTGTTCCCACCGTGACAGGTCGGTGCGGTCCTTCTTCCGGTACACCTCAAGCACGAAGATGGCCTCATGTTCACCACCGTACCGGCCACCATACAGGCCTGCCGCATACCCCGGGGGGGAACTCCCACGACCCGACTGGTGTACGAGTCCGACCGGTACCCGTTGGGTTTTCGCCCACCGTTTGATGGCCTGCGCCTTGGAGGTCACACCCACTGAGTCGGCGTCACCGCCGGGTAGCAGTTCAAGGTAGTCGATCATTGCGAAGGATGGTTCAACCCCCCACCATGCACGGGCCTCGTCCAACACCCTCGCCATCTCGTCAAGATGCATGGGTTCGTCCACGATGGCTACGCGTGACAGTTCCTGTGTCGCTGCACGTTCCAAGTCCGACAGCATATCCTTGTCGCCTTCCTTGATCGCATCCTCCACATCTTCGGAGGAGCGTCCTTTCAACAGGCAAAACATTTTCATCAACACCAGTTCACGTGGCTCATCCAACGAGAAGATGACAGCGTGCGTGTCATGGTGGTTGACAAGGTTCCACACAATGCTGTTGAGTAGGATCTGCGACTTGCCAGTATGGGACCGTCCCAGAATCATCATCACCTCACCGCGACCCACACCACGGGTGGCGAGGTCAAACTCTGGGAAGCCTAGGTACCACCGTTCTGTCGGGTTGCTGATAAATCCGACGAGGCTGTCCACCACAGCGGATGTTAGGGGGAACCTCTTAGGTGGTTCCGGAATCAAAGCAACGGGGGTTTCACCCGCGTCCTGCGCCACCATGGCAAGACGACGGGCTACTTCCCCCTCCGTATGAAGAACTACCACCGGTTATCCTACTATCCTAGGATAACTCAGACAGCATTCGCCTTCTGACGGATCTGTTTGCCCACTTCGGCGAGTGCTTCACCAGTCTTACCAGTCTGCGGGTCCACAAACCAGTGGGGGAAGGCTGGGGTACCAGTCGCATCCTTGCGGGCAAGCCACAACCCCTTACCGTCACCCTTGCGACGGTAGGCGGGGCGTTTCGCATTCTCAGTGCCAGCCAACTGGTCAGGCCAGTTCGTGAACCACTGGTCCGAGTTGTCCATCAGGTCACGCCAGAGAACGTCTCCCGACTCACCGCTGGACGCAGGGGCTGCTGGTGCCGGGGCGGAAGCCACGGCAGCACCCGGGTTGCCCCCGGAAACGCTTTTCTGCAACCGTCGTACGGCCACCTCCGTGATCTCAAAGCCCACACCGAGGGCCTCATAGTTGGCTGTGGCGAGGCGGTCACCCCACGCCTTGGCTTCGGCGACCACATCTGCTTCGGCACTGTCTCCTTCCATGGAGAACTCAATCGAAGCGGATGCCTCCTCCGACTCATAGGGGGCGACCTGTGCCACGCTGCGACGTGCGACGGTCACCCTGATTTCTGTTGGTTTACTGCTGGTTGCCATGGGTATCTCTCCTTACAGTTGGTTCCATGGATCTGGTCCCGCCAGTTTGCCACGGCATGAATCCCATGCCGCACACCATCTTGGTGAACAATGCCACCCCTCCATACGGAGAGGCCACACTGGCAGGTCGGCGGATATTAGTGTTCCCGCAGAGCGGGCCAGCGCAACCAGACTAGCCCACTCCACGGGTCCGTACTCTGTGGGGACTCTGTGAACTTCCCCCCGAACTAGGTGAACGAACTCAAAGCCGGTTCCCTCGTCCACGACACCGGCAGTCACGGCAGCCCACGTGTACGCTGCGGCCTGCACCGACCACTTCTTCAAGTCATACCCATCAAAGTTACTGGGCTTGCGACCCGGGTTCTTCCAGTCAATGAGTGGCAGACCGGCGACCTGTACACAGTCC